ACGTTAGCTAAGGGACAGGCTGAAATATCAGAACAATTAGCTGTAATTATGTACCGAGTCGAGGAAACAACTGCGTTAAAGCGTAGGATTGATATACTTGAACGCGATAAGAATCTGTTATTAGGGGTACTCATGTGCCTAGGCTTTCTTTGGGGCGTAGTACGATGGCTGGTTCCGTTGCTCAAGTAAGAAACTTCTTATGCTCTACGAACACTGGTCAGAAGTGAAAGCGTGGGAGTGGAAGAATTTTCTTCCTGCGGAAGTTGCCTGTCCTTGTTGTGGAGAGTTATACCTCGACCGAATCAGTATGGACAGAATACAAAAGGCACGTGATCTGGTAGGGAGGCCGCTTATTATCAATAGCGCCCATCGCTGCCCGATACATAACGCACGGGTCGGAGGTGCGCCGCTATCGCAACACAAATTGATTGCGTTCGACGTGTCACTAATTGGATACGACAGGAAGTATCTGTTTAGTGTGTTAAAACAAGCTGGTTTTACTTCATTCGGCCTGTATCGTACGTTTATTCATGCCGACGTTCGACCGGGCCGGTTATGGTACGGGAAGGGGGCCAAGGAACTATGGAGCTTTTAGGCAATTTTCTGGGAACAGCCGTATCCGTTGGTAGTGGTGGCCTGTTCGGTCTTCTTGGAGCGGTAGTAGGACAGGTCTCAAAATACTTCCACACAAAAGCCGAACAGGAGTTCCAGCGCGAAAAGTGGAATCATGAAACAAAACTGCTTGAACTCCAAATGAAAGCACGGGCAGCGGAGACTGAACAGGAGTTGGCGATTGTGAGCCAGAGTGGGTCTTGGCGAGGACTGGAACAGTCTCTTGCGGCAGATGCCGCAGTAACTCCGGTTAGCACCTGGGTCAGAGACGCAAAGGCTTTGTTTCGCCCGTTCCTCACAATTTCACTTTGGGCGCTTGCTGGCTTTGTTTTCGTCAAAATCGTAAACGGCGGCATGAAAAACATTTTCACCGGCGTCGAAATACAAGAGATCATCCGATACATGGTGTACTCGGTTTTCTTCTGCGCCTCGACAGCAACGACCTGGTGGTTTGGCGATCGGGCGCTGTCGCCGCCAGCTATGAAGAATAGATAAAACGGAGGATACAGGAATGGCTAATACAGTTACTACAGAGGGTCACTTCATTGAAGTCTCCGCAATGGACTCTGATTATGATTTCGGGGAATTCTCAAGGATATCTTCGATTCAATTTAATCCCGGAGCCGCCGGAGATACTCTAGTAGTAAAGAACGGAAGTGCTACAGGCCCTAAAATGTTCTATGCAGTTTGTACGGGAACCGATGATCAACGGATCATTTACTACTTTGGTACCCGCTGTAGGCCGTATATTGATTACTCTGAGTGCACGCTTTCTGTGGGGCATTCTGTAATTATCAATCTGTGGCCCTCCAGTAGATAGTGTTCAAAAAATGAACAGTAAGAGACAGAGCATAGAAAAAGAAGTAATGGTCATCGAGAATCTTTTCATGGTTCCCGATAAAGAAGGCCGTGATGTTCCTTTTATTCTGAACGCCGCACAGAGGAAACTGGCTCTACAGCTTACTGGGCGGGATATTGTTCCGAAGGCCCGGCAAGAGGGGGTCAGTACACTTATCTTAGCCCTATTCACTGTACGCTGTCTCTACAAGAGGAATACCAGGGCCGTTGTTATAAGCCATGATTCAGAAGCTACTAAGAGGCTTTTCAAGCGAGTTCACTATTTCATCCAGAACATAAGGGGGCCTAAGCCGGTAGTCGGTGTAGAGGCAAAGAACGAACTTTCTTTTCCTAAGACAAATAGTACATTCTACATAGGCACTGCCGGTGCTAAGAAGTTTGGACGTGGTGATACAATTACGGACCTGCTCTGTTCCGAGATTGCTTATTGGGATAATCCGAAGGAACTCTTTAGTGGCCTTTCCGATTCCGTTCCAATCTCCGGCAGTATCATTCTTGAGAGTACCGGTAACGGCCGGAACTGGTACTATGACCGTGTATATGCTGCACTTCGAGGAGATAGCATCTATACAGTACATTTCTTGAACTGGCAAGATTTCCCAGAGTATGATCTTCCCGTAACAGAGGAAGAAAAGGCATATATCGAACGAACTCTTGATCCTGATCTTGAGGAGGATGTTCTCTACAAGAACGGTTTGCTGACGGCAGGGCAGATAAAATTTCGCCGAATGAAGTTAGAAGATAAAGACGGCGATCTTCAGCTTTTCAAACAAGAGTATCCTATGACTCTTGACGAGTGCTTTCAAAGCACTTCTCACGGGTTTTTTAAGAAAGTCAACTTCTTGGCCTCTAAAGAATGGAAACTGCACGAGAGTACAAGTGTGCACAAGTTCTGGAAGTTAGACCCCCATCCGATGCCCGGGCACAACTACTTCATAGGTGTTGATGTTAGTGGAGGTACCGGCCAGGATTATAGCAGTATAGAGGTCTTCTGTGTAGAGACTTTTGAGCAGGTAGGAGAATGGATTTCAAACAAGATAGCGCCGGATCGCTTCGGTGAAATAGTAGCAAATATCGGATACCACTTTAATACCGCTGAGGTTTGCGTAGAAAGGAATAACCACGGCTTAGTAACCTTAGACGTTTTACGAAAGAAGTATCCTGTGCATAAAATCTATAAAGATAAGAAAGTGGGTAAAAGTAATACCCTTCTCTCTTACGGCATCCAAACAACTGTAAGGTCTAAGCCGTTTATGATAGGTGTTCTCAATAAATTCCTGCAAAACGGTCTTACGATCTATAGCAGTATCCTACGGGATCAGTTAAACAACTTTATCGAAACAATAACCGAATCAGGTAATAGGAGATTGAAGGGAGAAAAAGGAAAGAACGATGACTGTGTAATGGCCTCGGCGCTTGCTACTTATGGCTATAACAAAGTAGCACGGCTATTAGAGGAGTCGCCGGTAGAGCAGTCTGGAAGTACTTCTACTGTTGATCCCTTCTCTTTAGATGCAATAGTAGAAGAGCTGCAAAGTAGAAACATTGTATTTCCAATATCACCACAAGTAGGAGCTATTCAATGAAGATTTTATTCCTGTCGAAGAGCGGTGACGGGCTTGGTATTGGTGATCATCTTGTCAGGGAGGGGCATGAGGTAAAATTCTATTTGCCGGACCCTCAATACAAGATGTCAAATATCGGTATTGTAGAGAGAACTGATAGCTGGAGGGCAAACCTTGATTGGGCCGATTATGCCCTTTGTGATATGGTAGGTTTTGGTTCTTACCAGAAGGTCTTTGAAAAGAAGAATGTTCCTTACCTTGGATGCTCTTTGCTCGCTGATGCTATTGAGCTTGATCGGCAAAAAGGAATAGAGGTCTTTCGGCGGGCGGGAATTAGGATTCCTAAGACTTGGTACTTTGATAGCCCAAAGGCGTATCTTGAGAGTGACGCAGATAAGGAAGAGGTTGTTCTGAAGCCTAATGGAAACATCTCTACAGCGAAGACTTTTGTCTGCCATAGACGTGAGGAGACAATCTACAATGTTTCTACCTACAAGAAAGATCAACCTTTTATTGTACAAAAACTGGTCAAAGGCATTGAGGTAAGCACCGAGGGCTGGTTCAACGGAAAGGATTGGGTTTATCCTTTCAACCATACATTCGAGAAAAAGCGTTTTCTTACTGGCGATCTTGGACAAAATACTGGGTGTCAGGGGAATGTTGTAATAAACGCCGGTAAGGGCGATAAGTTGACAAAAGAAACTGTTGAACTTCTTACACCCTTCCTGCGGAAATCGAAGTATCGTGGTCCTATTGACATAAATACGATAGTAAATGAACAGGGCGCATTTGCGCTTGAACTAACCCCACGTTTCGGCTATGACGCAATAGAAGCTCTCATAGAGGGTATAACGGAGGACGTTGGACGGTTGTTCTATGAAATAGCCATTGGCGAGCGGGATAAGATGCTCTTTGGTACCGACGTAACAATCGCTGTACGACTTTCAATTCCGCCGTTTCCTTATGATAATCCGAGTAAGGAGGACATCGGAGTTCCGATCTTTGGTATAACAAAAGATAATCGTTCTCATATCTTTATGACCGATGTATATAGGAGGGGAAACGATTACTTCTCTGCCGGTGGCGATAATGTTTTGATGAAGGTAACAGCCCGTGGCCGTTCGGTATCTGAAGCTCGTACAAGAGTCTATAGGACACTCAAAAACATCATGGTCACAAACAAGCAATATAGAACGGATATTGGGCAGGATACGGATAAAGCTATTGAAAAGCTTAAAGTGTGGGGTTACCTATAATGTTCAACACAAAAACCGTTGATGTTGACTACTGGTTTGCTGAGATAGAGGCTGGAAAGCGATTTCGCCGTAAGTACGCCAGGGAAGATGATTGGCCTCGTTGGAGGGAGTACTACAGAGGAAACTGGAAGAAGTCTATTATCCCTGTAAACCTTTTCTTCTCCTTGATACGATCTGTTGTTCCAAAGATTTATTTCAGGAATCCGGGTATCTCTATTCGCCCGGCGAAGCCTGGCCCTCTCTATTCTGCCTTCTCTCAAATCCTTGAGAGCGTAGATAATAAATTGATCTACCAAATGGGCATGAAAGGGGTTTTGAAGAAGATTATCCGTGATAGCTTTATGTTTGGTACTGGTGTAGGGAAGCTGGGCTTTGGTGCGGAATATACACCTAGTCCTTCTGATACCCTGTACGTAGATGCCCCTGTCAAGAAAAATGGCGGCTCGCTTGAGTATAACAGTCTTGTGACTCCGCAAATGCCTTGGTTTCTTCGTGTGCCTCCTAATCACTTTATCGTTCCGGAGGGTTGTGAGGACGGAGAATCTGCCCGCTGGAAGTGCAACGAAATAGTAAGGCCGCTTGAGGATGTAAAGAGGGATCCTAGGTTCAAGAATACAAAAAATCTTGCTCCGAGTAGAACTTCTTATAGCGAACCCGGTATCGGCCTTCATCGAGTTGTTGAGGAGGTTGTTCTTTATGAGATTCGAGATAGGGAGTTTGGAAGGGTAATTGTACTAGCAGAGGGTTCGGATAAACCTTTGTATGTTGGTGATGACGAGTTTCTTCGCTATGGCGACGATAATCTTTTTGAGCTTATCTTTAACGATGACGATGAGGTTTTTTGGGGTGTTCCTGAATCAGCTATACTTGAGCCGCATCAGCTTGAGATAAATGAGATCAGAACACAAGCTATGAAGCACCGGCGACTTGCGCTTGTAAAACTTCTATACGCACAAGGTGCGATTGATGATACTGAAATAGAGAAGATGCTATCGGAGGACGTAATGGCCGCAGTTAGAGTAAGAGGTGACTCCCTTGATGCGGCTGTTAAGCCTTTCCAGGTATCTACTATTCCAAATGAACTTTTTATAGCCGGTCGCCAAGTAGAAGAAGACGTACGTATGCAGGTAGGCTTCAGCAGGAATCAAGCTGGCGAGTACAGTGGGAAGCATAATACTACCGCTTATGAAGCTTACGTTGTGCAGCAGGCATCCGAGTTACGGATAGATGAACGAAGAGATATGGTAGCCGATCTAATC